TGACGCCCGTCTGCAACGCCCTGAATACCTCGGTGGCGGGCAAACACCTGTTAACGTCTCTCCTATTCCTCAAACTTCCCAAACGACAGCCGATACTCCTCAAGGTAACTTGGCTGCCGTCGGCACTGCACTTTTGCAGGACCACGGCTTTACTACTTCCTTCACAGAACACTGTCTCATTATCGGTGTCGTTTCCGTTCGCGCCGATCTTACTTACCAACAAGGACTTCCACGCATGTGGTCCCGTCAAACTCGTTTTGACTTCTTCTGGCCCGCGCTTTCTCATATCGGCGAACAAGCCGTACTTCAAAAAGAAATTTACGCCACTGGTGTACCAGCGGCGGACGATACCGTTTTCGGTTATCAAGAGCGCTTCGCCGAATACCGTTACAAACCTTCTGTTATTACCGGACTCTTCCGGTCTACTGCCGCGCAGTCTCTGGACGCGTGGCACCTCTCACAAGAGTTCTCAACTGCGCCAGTACTCGACGAATCATTCATCGTCGAAAATCCGCCTGTTGACCGTGTTATTGCGGTCACGACGGAACCCCACTTTTTATTCGATTCACAATTCAGCGTCCGCTGTGCCCGTCCTATGCCGTTGTACGGCGTTCCGGGCCTGATCGACCACTTCTGAGGACTCAACCATGTGGGGTGCTGTCATCGCCGCGGGAGCCAGTTATCTGGCGTCCCGCAACTCTGCCAAAGGGCAGGCCAACGCCAATGAAGACAATATGTACATGGCGCAAAAACAAATGGACTTCCAACGGGAAATGTCCAATACGGCCCACCAACGCGAGGTCGCAGACCTTCGCGCTGCGGGCCTCAACCCCGTCCTTTCCGCCTCCGGCGGTGTCGGCGCTTCTACACCACCTGGTGCAACTGCCGAAATGAAGGACGAAAAAAGTCCGGGCGTTTCTTCCGCCCTGGCTGCTGTCCGTACCATGGCCGACGCTTTTCTCACCAAGGAGCTCACTGAAAAGGCCAAAGAGGACACTAAACTTGCGGAGCAAGTAACCAAAAAAACCGGCATCGATACTTTCAAATCCGCTGCCGAAACTAAAAAAATCGCGAACGAGCAAGATCTCGTGAGCGCACAAACCGCGTCCGCAAAAGCGGCTACGCGTAACATCGAGGAGGACACCAACGTAAAAAAAGTGCTACAGCACGTTCAAATGTCCGAGATCGATAAAAACAATGAGTTCACTAACCTCATGAAGGCGCAAGGCGTATCCGAAGGGATGCGCGCTCGCCTTCTCTCACTCAATGGCTCTCAAGCCTCTGAACTACTCAAAACCATGGAAAACGAAGGAGAAATCTCAGACACCGCTTATGGCAAAGCCATGCAATATCTCAAACGTCTTTCCGACTCACTGCCCGGCATCCGTATACGCGCCGGCAAATCTTCAATGTCTACTGACTAAATCAAGGTCGAAAAAAAACCCCTGAAATCCTTTCAGGGGCTTTTTTTGACCCACCCGCCCGGAGGGCAAATGCCATGTCTTACAACGTATCTCAACGCACCGTCTTATCTGACGACAAACACAATCAAATCAAATCTGCTTACTCAAAAAAAATCAAACAAAACATAAGCTTCCCTTCACAATCTCCACACACACGTCAAGAATTCAAAGACGAATGCGACATCAACACAATCATGGCTCAATACGAGCGAACTGGTGAGCTCTTCCACATTAACGAAGCGGCACCTCAGTACATGGACTGCAATGGTGACGACTTCCGCGCCTCGATGGATTACATCGCCGGCGCCTTTAGCATGTTCGAAGAACTGCCTTCTAAAATACGCGCGCAGTTCGACAATGATCCTGCCGCGTTCCTCGACTTCACCAGTCGAGAAAAAAACCTCCCTGAGATGGCCGCTATGGGCCTTCTCAGCCCTGATGCGGCCTCCCGCATCCTTACCCCACAGCCAACGGCTACAACGGCGCCTACAGCGCCTCCTGCGGCTTCAACCCCATCTGAGCCGCCACCTCAAAAAGACGCTTGACGTCCACCTCGGGCATATTGTATTCCTTGTTCTCAATATGCCCCATGACACCGAAACGGTGTCTAAACTCAAAAAGGGGAGCTAGACTCCCCTTAACCAACCCGCCCGGAGGGCAAAACCCATGGCAAAACGTAACCGTATGTCGGCAAAAGGCTCGAAAAAGCTCTTTACCAAAACGGCCCAAAAAACCCACAAGAAAAATGTCTCCGGCAATCCAATGCGCGGCGGCATTCGCCTCTGATGGCATGTTACAAACCCGTCCCCACCTGGCGCTCAAAACAAGAAAATGCCAGTGGGAAAAGATCCCTTGTTTTCTCTGAAAATCAGGGGATCGACGGTACTCGCATGGAAATACCCTGCGGCAACTGCATTGGTTGCCGCCTCGACCGGGCTGCCGAATGGCAGTCCCGTTTAATCCACGAATCCAAAATGCACACTCGTTCGTGCTTCCTTACGTGCACTTACGACGAAGCTCACTTACCTCACGGTGGCACACTCGTTAAAAAACACTTTCAAGACTTCATGAAACGTCTACGCAAACACTACGGCTCCGGCATTCGCTTTTTCGCCTGTGGCGAATATGGCGATAACACCCGCCGGCCTCATTACCACGCCTTAATATTCAATCTGGACTTCGTACATGACCAGAAAAAATACGCCAAAGGTTCTCAGGGAGACACTATCTACACTTCTAAAAGCCTCGACGATATCTGGACTCATGGCCGCTGCTATATTGGCACTGTCACTCCTGACTCTTGCGGTTATGTAGCTCGCTACGTTATGAAAAAAGTCAACGGTCAATTGGCACAAGACCATTATAAAAACGTTGACACTAAAACAGGAGAAATCCACCAACTACTACCCGAATACATACACATGTCCACCCGGCCAGCCATTGGCCTAACCTTCTACGAGGCCTTCAAAGATGAAATTATACAATCCGACTTTGTCCTCGTTCGCGGCAAAAAACGCAAAACCCCGCGTTACTACGACAAGCAACTTGAAAAAGAAAATCCGGACTTACTCGAAGACCTTAAATACCTTCGAAGTGTCAAGGCTAAACAACGTTCCGCCGATAATACCGATGAAAGACTTGCTGTAAGAGAGCAAGTCAAACTTGCTTCAATAAAACCACTCAAAAGGACCATGGAATGATCACTTCAGTTTTCTCTGTACACGATTCTAAAGCAGGTGCGTTCTGCACCCCTTATTACTCTGAAAACAACAACACGGCTATTCGAGACTTCGCTTATGCCGCAAACGACAAAGATTCACAAATCGGTCGCCATCCATCCGACTACACGCTCTTCTGTATCGGCTCTTTCGACAATCAAACAGGGCAACTTACTACTATTGAACCTATCGCAATCGCGCTTGCGCTTACTCTCGTCAAAACTGCTGAGGTAGCCTGAAATGTCCTATTCTCAAATGCAACCACGCCAGAGCAAATCTCATGTCTTCGCCCAAGTTCCAAAAGCGGAAATTCCGCGTTCCTCGTTCGACCGTTCTCACGGTCACAAAACTACCTTTGACGCCGGTTATCTGGTGCCCGTATTTATTGACGAGGCACTTCCCGGCGACACCTTTAACCTCAAAATGACCGGCTTCGCCCGTCTCGCTACGCCTATCTTTCCAATCATGGATAACATGTACATGGAAACGCATTACTTCAGCGTTCCCTATCGCCTTGTCTGGGACAACTGGCAAAAATTTAATGGCGAACAAAAAAATCCCGGCGATTCGACGGATTACCTTATTCCTCAAATGGTCTCGCCTGCTGGCGGTTACGCCATTAACTCACTCTCTGACTACATGGGTTTACCCACTGGCATAGCCGGTCTTACACACTCTGCTCTCTGGCATCGAGCTTACAACCTGATCTGGAACGAATGGTTCCGTGATCAAAACCTTCAGGACTCATTGCCTGTGGAAACTGGTGACGGTCCTGATCTTCCTGCCGATTACACTCTCCAACGTCGTGGCAAGCGTCACGACTATTTCACTAGCTGCTTACCCTGGCCGCAAAAAGGCCCAGGTGTTCAAATTCCCCTCGGCACTTCGGCTCCTATTGCCGTTAATGCCGTTCCTGCAAACAACCTCTTTATGAGTGTTCAGGACTCTGGCGGTACTCCCCGCTCGCTCTTCGCGGGCGTATCTTTCAACGATCATGTAATGCTCGATACTGCCAGCACTACCAGCTCTGCGCTTTACGCAGATTTATCGGACGCTACAGCGGCAACTATCAATTCGCTTCGCCAAGCGTTCCAAATTCAAAAAATCTTCGAGCGTGATGCTCGCGGTGGTACTCGTTACACCGAACTTATCAAGTCACACTTTGGTGTGGCTTCACCTGACGCCCGTCTGCAACGCCCTGAATACCTCGGTGGCGGGCAAACACCTGTTAACGTCTCTCCTATTCCTCAAACTTCCCAAACGACAGCCGATACTCCTCAAGGTAACTTGGCTGCCGTC